CCGCTAGGGTCGGTGTAGAAGCGGGCCAGGAAAGAACCCTTGCGACGGGCACGATCACCGGAAGGGGTGGACTCCTTCACGCCGGGCTGCAAGTTCTTGCTCTCGCCCGTGCGCTCGTAGTGCCGCCGCCCGGCCTCGGTCAGCCCGCCATCTGGGTCTTTGAGCTTGCTCACTTCTTGGCCTTGGCTGCCGCCATGTTGTCGATCAGGTTGGGGTAGGGTCGCCCAGCCTTGCGGGCTCGGCGCATGGCGTTGGCCTTCTGCGCGGAGCTTAGTTCTTGGGGTTTGCCCAATTCCTTGGGCCGAGGTTTGTCCCAGACTTCTTTCATCAGTCTTCCTCCTTGAGTAGGTACTGAGCCAACAGCTTGCGCTCCATCCGCGTCAGCGCGATGTTCTTTTTGAGCTTGTTGCCAATGGCCATCTTCTGCTCATCCTCAAGCTCGGACTCTTCCATCTCTTCCGGCTTGTCTTTGTACTCGCCATTCTTTTCAATAGAGATTTCTATCTTCATGCCATGGCCTCCTTCATCAGACCGCCCTTGCGCTTGCTGCGAGCCTGGCGCTGCTCAGACAGCGCGATGGCGATAGCCTGCTTGCGGTTGGTGACCTTGTCGCCAGAGCTGGACTTGAGCGTCCCGGCCTTGTATTCGTGCATTACTTTCTCGACCTTGGTCTTCATTCCTTGATCCCTCCCAGCATCGTTCTAGATGTGCGTTTTGTTGCTTGCAGGCGTGCAGCCCGGCGCTCACCGATCTCGCGCTGGAGCTGTGCGCTGGCCATCTTGCGCTGACCCTCAAAAGCCGAGGCATCAAACTTCTCAACCTCGGGAGGGGCCATTGGTGCCTCAGGAATCTCCGGCATCCTCGCGGTGAAGCTGGGGATCTCCTTGGGCTCGTAGTAGGTGAATTTGTCTGTCTTTTGCTTTCCATACCAAGTGCGGTAGCTCACTTCCCCCTGGCGCTCAGTCACAGGGTCTCTCTCCAGCTCCGCAAGACGTTGGCGGTAGGCCTCCAGTTGTGCGTTGTAATCAGCCATGGCCTGCTGGTATTGCGGCTGGGCCACGTTCTGATACTGTTTGATGGCCTCCTCATACGGGGCCATCTGCTGGTTCACGCGCTGCTGATAGCCAGAGAATTGCTTGGCGTAGTCCTCGGTCATGGCCGTGACTTGCTGGCTGTACTCCCTGGCCAACCTGTCCAGGCCACCCGTGCGGCGCGATAGCCGTGCCAGATTTACTTGGGTGGGGCGAAAGGTTGCCATTACTGCAACATCCCCGATCCACCACCCAGGGCCATGCCCACACCCAGCTCGGCATCCATGCGCTCACCAGAGAGCAGCGAGCGACGGCCGCCACGGGTGCGGGCGCGAAGGGCAGAAGCCTCGGAGGCCGCGGCCTTGCGGCGTTCCTCGTCAGCAGCGGCCTGGACTTCCTTGGCCCGGTTCTCCATGGCCAGCTTGTTGTCGCGGTAGGTCTGAGCCGACAGATCAAACTGCTGGCGGGCGGTCTCGGCCTGCTGCTGCAGCGAGGTGGCCTGGGCGTTGTAAGCCTCGGTCTGCCGGGAGATCTGCTCGCGCATCTTTGCGGCATCGGATGCCTGCTGCGCTAGAGCCTGCTGCTGCTGGGCCGCAGCCTCGCTGCGACTCTTTCTAGCTTGAGCACCCTGGTAAACACCCGATGCAATAATGGCTGCTGCAATCCACGGCATCATCTTCCCCTTATCGTTACTTCATCCACCCTGTCTGGATCTGTCTCATCGGTTGCATGGACACAGAACCAGACGCTGTCTTCAAGAGCAGCTATGCGGTGATGCTTGCCAGCATGGATCGTGAGACAGGCCGGGCCGACATATTCGGACTCGTGGCCATCCATCTCCACGATCACGCGACCCTTGGCCAGGATGCTCAAGTGATCGTATGCGTGCGCGTGCGTAACCGCATAGTGACCCGCAGGAAGGTGCATCTGCTTGGCGTACATACCCGCCGAGAAGTAATGCACGATCCCCAGATCAATCTCAATACTCATGCGTGCAGATTCTAGGGTTGGTTTGCAGGGACACAAGCCATGTGATGTCGCTGCGCTATCGGCTGGAGAAGATGTCGAAGTCCTGCTGCATGATGACCGTCTGATTCATGGGTCTGCCGCCAAGGGTGGGGGTGCGGGTCATGCGGTTGTACTCACCGCCACCGAGCATCAAGTAGCCAAATGAGTCACCGATGTGCGAGTGCTCGTTCTTGTTGGGGGCATCCCTGAATCTTTCCTGGCCCGCACCGACTGCAACGCGCTTAAAATGGTAGCCGCCGCCAAGCGCCTTGCGGAGGAGCTTGCATTCCCTGTTCACAATCAGCCCCGGCTTGCCTTGGATCAGGCGCTGCATAGGGGCTGCCGCAGATTCCCGGCGCACCTTAAAGTCGTTGCTTGCCGTGGGCTGGGCCCGTAGCCCCAGCGTTCGCAGGAACTCAAAGCTGGTGACCTCATAGATTGCATCCCTGGCCATGCCAGCGGGGTCACCCCAGAGCAGCACCTGATGGTTTGGATAGTGCTGGTTGAGCAGGGCCAGCAGCTCCATGCCGAAACGCTCCAGGCCCATGTCGAAGGTGACGATCTCCTTGTGGATCAGCCAGCGGCCATTGGCTAGGCGCTGCCCGATGGTGGCTGCAGGGGTCAAGCCGAAGTCCAGGCCGACTTGAATGGGCACGGCAGGATCTACCTCAGTGTCGCCGGACATGGTGCTGTCCTCGTACTCGGGCCAGACCGGGCGGCCTTCCTGGACGTAGGTATACAGACCCCCGGCATAGCAGCGAATCCAGTCGAGGTTCTTGCCCAGCAGCATCTGTGGGTAGTAGCCGCCTGGCAGGTTGTTGATGTTCTCGGCCTTGGGGTTTACCTTCCACCACTTGCCTGCGCTGTACACATGGTCGTTGGCCTCGGGGTTCTCGGGCAGGTTGTCTGCGTCCACCTCCATCACGCCACCGGGCTGCTTCCAGAACTTCCAGGCGTAGGGGCCGGTCATCTTTTCCTTCTCGGCCATGTTGTGCCACCAATGGTCATCATCCATCGGGTTGGTATCCATCCAGATCCCGTGCCAGGTTGCGCCGCCGTCGCGCTTGGTCGGGTAGCGTCCGACCCGGTGCGTGAGGCCGTCTATGACCGCCTTGGGCAGCTCGCGGGCCTCGTTGACCCAGGCACCAGTCAGCTCGAGCGAGAGGAGCTTTCTAACGTCCTTGGGCTGGTCAAGGGCCAGGAAGATGACCTCGCAGTCGATGCCAGCAGCGCCATCACGGGCGGGAAGCCTGATGTGGTGGGTGATGGGGGGAGTCCACAGCATGGGCCCAAAGGTGCTCTCGGGGAACAGATCTAGCCATGTCTTGATGGTCGTGGTCTTGAGCATCGGGTAGCTGTTACGCACCACTGCCCAGCGGGTATAGCGGATGTTGTCTACGGGGCTGGGCTTTTGCTGCACAGCCTTGATGAAGATCTTGGAGGCGCAGCCGTAGGACTTGCCCGAGCCCACCGGGCCCATGAGGCCCTGCACGAAGGCGTTGGACTGAATGAAGTCGTAGATGACCGGTGACTTGCTGAAGTCCAGGCGCAGGCCAGAGGCGGCCACGGCTTTGTCGGACTGCTCTTTAGTTCTTGCCATTGGCGACTGCCTTCATAAAAACATGGAAGTGCTTTGCATCTAGCTTCATGGGATGCTGCTTGTTTGACAAGCCATGCACCGTGGCCACATCCACCCCGGTTGCCCGCTTGGCATTGACCACCGCGCTAGAAAGCGTTGATGTGACCTGCGATTTATTCAGGTCAGACCAGTCAATGAGCCTGGGCCTGGAGGGATCACGCCAGTGAAAGGCGCTCAGGGGATGGCACTTGCACTTGTACTTCATTTGTTCGGACAGTCCCGGCCTTGCCGACAGTGGCCATTGCATGGCGGGCAGATGCGCTGCATGGACAGCAGTGTGCTGGCCTTTTGGCGCACCTCTGCGCTCACCGCATGACCCAGGTCTTCAGGGTCTAGCAGGCGCAGCAGGAAGCTACGCAGGGCTACGTTGTGCGCTGTGATGCGTTCAGCAGCAGCACGCATGGTTTCAATGTCGTTCATCACTCTTCCTCCCGGTTAGGTGCGACCACGTTCACATCAATCACGCTAGGTTTCTCGCTGCCGTCATCAGGGTTGTCCAGCAGACCACTAGCTTTAGCCAGCAGACGCAGCACACCCACCTTGTCGTACAGCTCCAGCTCCAGCGTGCTGTTGCCATCCTTGTCCGTCTTGACCCGGATGTTCTTGATCGACTGGAGCGCATGGTCAGGGATAGAGCTGGAGGGCTTGACCCTCACATTGCCAGACTCATCCCACTCCATGACATCGGTGATCTTGGTGTTGGCCATGCACAGCAGCGAATAGGCCACAGCCTCCTTGTTGGCCATGATCGTGCTGCTGCGCTCCAGTCTGCGCTGCACAGACCGGATGCCACCCCAGTTCTTCAGGCTGGGGATCTGCTCGGACATCTTGGGCTTAGGCATCAGAACGGAATGTCAGAGTCATCAGCAGGCTGCGGCTGGTAGCCGTTGCCCTTGGCCGTGTTGTGCGAGTCCATCGGCTTGGCCGCAATAGCCTTGCCAATCTTCACCGACACCCAAGTCTCCCCGGCCTGCGTCTTCTTGTTCCAGATGTCCAAGTAATGCAGTGACCCATCGGGCAGCATCACCTTCCCGCGAAACGGCGCGTGCCAGTCCTCCGTCTTGTCCTTGTTCAAAAAAGCAGAACCCTGTCCAGGTTTCTGTTCGTAGTTAGTAGCCATTTACATTCTCCTTGTGAAAAGCATTGTCAACGAAAAAGTGAGAAAAAATTGAGGTGTCACCCTCAGCAGGAAATACTTGGAAAAAATTGAGGATGGCCCCCGCTCGCACATGGCCAGGGCGGGGGGGCAAGGGGTGCCTTCACGCACGCATCAACGTGCGCGGTATCGCAGGCGCGATGCGCGGGCGCATATGGTTGGCCCTCTGCTCCCTGGGGACACGCTACCCCCTCCCCCTGTTTCAGGACACGCCACACCCCCCACCCGGCTGTCACAAACCCAAACGTTCGTTGGGGTCTGTTACACCGCATGATCCCAGGCCCTACAAGGCGCTGGAGCACCGACTGGCTACCCATGTCTAGGCCTACCACTGTTCGCGTCTCCTGCGGCCTTCTAGGGGCCTTGCTGAGGCATCGGCTCATCGGGCATTCCTGTGCATCTGCAGGATGCTGTCGGCCAGCACGCGGCTGCTTGGGCTGATGCCCTCGGCTTGGAACAGCGGAAGCA